GCATTCTTAGAAAGTGCTTTTCCTGATTTAGCTCTAGCAACAATGCCCATTTGGATCTGTTGCATTAATCCCTGATCGCCACCAGTAATTTGCAATAGGCTGTTGTAACCCCTACCACCTGGGTTCATTACAGAATAAAAGACTTGATCTACAGATACATTTTGATTACCAAAAAGAAAACTGTATACATCATTGATGATAGTAGGTATTGGTTTTAGATTACCTTTAGAATCACGGATTTGAACTCCGGCTCTTAAGAATGTCATACCATTCATACCGGCAAGAGATCCAGCTACTTGCTCATTGCTCGCACCAGTAAGTGCGCTTAGTCCTCCAACAGAGGACATAATGCTCTTAGAGCTTAATGTATTTGCTAGGTATCCACCACGATATGCGGTTGTGGCCATAGCCATTGTTGCACCTGTGGCGCTTGTAGCACCACCAGCAACTGCTTGATTTGCTCTTTGAATAACATTAGCTGCAGTAGTTCCACTTAACCCAGCAACAGTATCTGCTGCCATTCTAAGATTAACAGCAGACATAGTATTAGGCATTACGCCCATACCTATAGCTACCGGAGCTGCAGCCATAGCTGCGTAACCTACTCTTCGTTCAGTAGGTGTTGTTGGGATTCTGCTATAGTCAAATGAACCAAGACCTATAGCACTATCAGATCCCCCACCATTGCCACTTCTTCCAGAGGCTTTTGCCATTGCCTTAGCACTGGCTTCTATATTCTTTCTTTGCTTATCAGTCTCTTTAGTAGCCTGCTGTAATAGAGAGAGGATCTTTCCATAAACTTTAACGATATCGTTGGAGAACTTATTTAAAAAGCCTCCTGAGCCCATGCCAAGTACACCTCTCTTGTCTGAGGGGCGTTCCATGTTACCAAATGCTGGCACTATACCGTCCTAGTCTCCATTACTTTGTTAATCCAAAGCATTCTTTCTCTTACAGAAAGATTACGGATTTCAGTTAATGACCAACCTGGATAGTTTTTAGCTATCACATCATAGGTCTGAATTATGAAATCGTAATCAATCTCGTTACTGAAACAACTCCGCCAATGTCAGCGGTAGTGGTACCTCCGAGCCACAAGATGGACATTGTTTAGTTACTTCACTGAGTTGTGGGCCTGGGTTACGGTCTGATATAGCCTGTAGGATATCTCTACGATCTTTAATGCTGAGGTTACGAACTTCCTCAACATCCATTAGAGGTTTACCATTAATCGATTTAATACAGCCTTTTAATACTAGGGTGTCGAGTTCGGCTGTAGTCTTTAATGCTGAGTTAATCAAAGTCTTTTGAACAATACCGTTAGGAAGAGCAACTTCAAAGTCGCCAGCCTTACCAGTAATGCTAAAGGTTGTTCCACCTTCTAGTTCTTTGATCTTTACATCTTTATTTAGAAGAACTGTAATCTTCTGTGGTTGTGTACAGTTTGGACATACAACGCCATCAAAGATAACGTCATCTCCAAATGTAACACGGCGGATTGTTAGTAGAAGAAGTTCTCTATCTCCTGCCAACATTACATCCATTAGATCTTTTGGAGATTCATGATCTCCAACTTTAACAACTGCTCTATCGAGAATTGTTAGTAGTGCTTTACCTGTATCAGATGCTTTAGCAATTGCCTCTTCATCTGCTCCAGTTAGTTCACGAACTTCTGCAGTCATAATAAGACCATCAATAGGATCTAATACCCCAGCTGAAAGAGTAACTGATGTGTCAGGTGGAGTGGCTACCTTTTGTTTAACTGGCGCCTGCTCCACCTGACTCAAAGCTTCTTCAACAAGCTTATTAGCCAATGACGGATTATTTACTGCACTTACTTGAGTTGTAGTCATATTTTATTCCTTATATGTGTCTATATTAGATATTAGAACTTTGCAGTTGTCTTATAGTCTGATGCGTAAGCAACATCGAATCCCTCATGAACAAGTTGCATTTCTTCAACCATAAGGGTGTTAGCACCAGCGTCTAGATTGCTGTAGCTAAGGTTTGTGATCCATGCATTGTGTACTTTGAACAGCAAAGATGTGTGCTGATCATAAGGTGTTTGTGATCCGGTCGTTGATGTTTCTGAACCAAACCCACCTGGATTAGGATGTGTTAGAACTTGAATCTCAAGATCGCAACGGAAGCTAGAACCAGCACCTGTTGTTGCTGTGCCTGCTTCTGCGCTTAGTGTTGAGAATAGACGCTTCATCCAGTTTGCGCTTGCAGACTGTGAAAGCAGAACTCCCTTAGACAAAGTGATAGGTGTGAATGAAGACTGACCTGGTAGCTGATGGAATGTTGTGTTGTATCCACCCTCACGGTAAGCAATAGCTTCTGTAGCAATGCTTAGTCCTGAGACTGATACGAATCCCATAGCTGTCAAATCGCTTGTCCACTTGTTAGAGGCGTCCGTAGCAGCTCCTGCAATAGGCAGGAATTTGACTAAGAACTTAAAATTACGAACCGGATCAGTCATTAATGTACTGAACGGATTTGTAATGTAGGACTGTGCCATGTGTTATATCTCCTTACGCTGTAGCGTTTCCTGTAAGCTGACCAAGTTTAATGACTACGAATTCAGCTGGGTATTCGGTAGCCACACCAACTTCAATGTTGACAATTCCATTTTGGATATCAGCAGCAGAGTTGTTGGTTGCATTGCAGGTAACATAGAAAGCTTCGTTGGCTGTTGTTCCACGAAGACCGCCCTGTTGCCAGTATCCACGTAAGAAAGTGGAAAGTGAATTTGTGATTCGTGACCACAATACACTGTCATTATTCTCAAATACTGCAAACTGGCTACGCTGTTGTAACTCTGTCTTTAAGTACATGATTGAACGACGAACATTGATGTAGCGCATTGCTGAGGTGTTATTAAGTGTACGAGCACCCATAACTACAATGCCATTGCCAGGAATCTGACGGATAGCATTGATAGGTTCAGTTCCTGTATTAAGTGTGTCTAGGTCTGAATTTGATAGTGAGCTCTGAGTAGCAACAGCTAATGCAATGCGATTATTGAATCCAGCTGGTGCCTTGAATACTCCACGAGCAACGTCAGTTGATAGGTATTGTCCTACCATTGCTGCACCCGGTGCCTGCATACGAACTGCGCCACGAGCTGCCTTTGTTGTGTCTGGAATAGCAATCCATGGGTAGTAGATAGCGGCTACTTCACCTGAAGATGAACCAGCAAATGGAGAAGTTGCCTTCAAGTCATTTGCATATTGCTTTGCATCTGTAACTGTTAGGCCTGCTGGAACATCGCAGACAGCAAATGCTGCATCACGTGTTGAGCAGTAAGCTACAGCATCAGCCTGTAACTGAAGTGAAAGGGTACGATCTGAAGAGTTTCCAGAAGATGTGTATTGATATGCAGCTTGAGGAATATTAAATACTAGCGGGTTCTGAATAGGATCAAATCCTAGATATGCATTTGAGTAGTCACCACGCCCTGGAGTTGATCCATCAAGACCACCAGTTAGTGCGTGCTGTACTCCGTCTGCTGCTGGACGATTGTCCGGCGCAACAGATGCGGAATTATCATCAACCAAAGTGATATATGTTGATTGTGAGTTTACGTAGGAAATAGCATAGCGAGGATCAGACTTGCTCATGCTTAGATCTGTAAATTGATCAACTAGATTTGATGATCCATTTGCATACTGATATACGTAAAGACCAAAACGTCCTGCTGCTCCGCTATCAATTACCTGAACTGATAAACCATTTCCCCATGTTCCAGGGTTAATTGCCTTTACCAATAGGGTAGCTAAAGCAGATGAAGAACGATCTGTTAAAGTTACAGAAGATGTTGCTGCTCCTGAACCTGTTACACGCTTAATGTAGGCTTGATTACCTCCATTAGCGAAGAAATTATAAACAGCCCATGTAGCTGGGTACGCATCATTTACATCGCCAAATAAGTCTTTGAACTTTGGCCAGCTGCTGACTAGTACTGGTGCAACTACAGGACCTGTGCTAAAAGCACCGATAAAAGCTCCGGCAGCAGAACCAGCGTCAGCAATTTGAATATTCTGAGCTACTGGTACTTCTTGCACGAAGACTCCAGGTCTACTAAATGTAGCCATTAATTTACTCCTTAGGTTAGTTAGTTTCTAGGGTTGCCGATATGTGTTCGACTATTGGTCCGTCTACTGTCTGTTGTACCAACGATATGTTAGGCGATGTTACTTGATGTAGATTATTAAGTGTATCGACAAAGAGCTCCGAATACACTCTAATATTATAGACGTTGCTGAACAGACGGCGATCCTGTTCAGTCATGTCTCTCTTGGTAAACCCTAAGAAGTCAACACGACGATTCGTGTTGTCCTCTGGTACGTAGAGTTGACCAAATCTCATAGGTAGGCGGCCAGGTTGAAATAGGGCCGCAATGATCTGACGATCATGTCTTGGATAACGAGCATATGTCGTAATCTGATAATCAAGGTTTACAGGGATAGGATATGAAGCTTTGCGAACATCATCTTCACCCTCAGGGATATAGGGGGTGGTAACATATCCACGATGCTCTCTATCCATTGCTCTATCAACATCGATTAGATCTATAACAATATATGGATAGGCCTGCTGACGAATTTCCTTATCAGGTTGACCGTAGAAAACTCCAACAGGTCTTTTTGAATTTGCCTCATCACTAACTGTGATGCCTTTTAGGATTGCTTTCAATGCCTCGTCCTCGTTTAGAACAAACGCCATAGCATGGCCTCCAATTCAGCAGCAACCAGATCGTCCATGTATGTTTCTGGAATTGAAGTTAAGAAGTTTCTTAAAACAGGGGTTGGCGAGATTCCTTTAGGATGATTGCCTAGCTCAAACTCTTCAATCTCATCTTTAAATTCTGGTGGGTAAGATACCTTCGGTGTAAACCCATCAAACTCTACAGAGAGGTGTCTGCTATGCGGAACTTTATTATGGTGTCCAGCTCTACGAATAGCTGAGGTAAGTAGCTTAGGTGCTTTATCAAATGCTGCTGCGGTGGCTTCTAGTAATAGATCTTGAGTCATTTAGTAGGCCGCCTGGAGATTAGGTTTCCTGCAACAAACCCTACTGCAAACTTTATTGCAGTCTTTTTAGGTTTCTCAGATCCCGTAATCCCACGGACGAACTCTCGTCGGTCGGCTTCTGACGTGCTTTTGAGCATACGTCGTACAGTTACTATCATCAAAATCCTCCATGGGAAGGCGCAGGGTCTTGCAGCAAAATCCCCATTGCTGGGGCGTCAGGACAATGATAAATGAAAAAGCCCCCGCTTGGGGGGCTTAATCTGTATTACTTCTTTTTCTTCTTGGACATACCAGGCTTCTTAGAGATCTCTTCGACCTTCTTCTTATCCCAAGCACGATCCTTACTCATACTCTTCTTAGCTGACTTAGGTTGTTTCTTATCAGCTTTTTCAAAAGCAGCTTTACCCTTAGGGGTCAGACCTTTTGTGTCTTCCTTATCCTGGGGCTTGTCATTCTTCTTATTGTAGGGTTTTGACTTAGCCATTACTTGCCCTTTTTCTTTTTGCACTTACCGCCACAGGTTGGCTTAGAGCATCCACATCCGCATTTCTTGCACATGTTATTACCTTTCTAGTTATCCGATCTGACGTACTGTAAAT